GACTGCGGCGCTTGCAGACATTCAATCCGACCTGCTCGCTGGCCGCTCGCGGATTGTGTCGTTTCACGATTTCACGACTAGCCCCTCTCTGGCGTCCGACCTCGACCCGGCGAAGATGCGGACGGTAGTTGCTGGGATTGTCGAATTCGCGCAGCAAGGGCTTTGTGACATCGTTTCCCTGCCCGAACTGATCTCGCGCAGCGCGTAATTCAACCCCCGTGGGTGCGCGGGGATTGCACATCCACAACTGACTCGGCAGGTTCCGAGCGCCGATTTCATCGGTACCCACCCCGGCCAAGCGCCGGGTTTTTCGTTTCCGATCTACCCGTAGCCCATGACCCTCAAAGCCTTCGTCTCGGATTCAATCCAGAACTTCGCGGCCAGGCTCGGCATCGGCACGTCCAATCTACAGGGCGAATCCAAATACGGCTTCGACTTCCTGACCCGCGACCGGCAGCAGCTTGAGGCCGCCTATCGCGGTTCGTGGCTGGTCGGTGCGGCGGTGGACATGCCGGCAGAGGACATGACACGGGCTGGCATCGAGATCGATTCGACGCTTGACCCTGACGACCAGAAGCTTCTCGAGTCAGCAATGCTGGATCTGGAAATCTGGCAGCGCCTGAGCGACGTGGTGCGCTGGTCCCGTCTGTTCGGCGGCGCCGTGGGCGTCATGATGATCGACGGACAGGACATGAGCAGCCCGCTCAAGCTCGACACGATCCGGCAAGGCCAGTTCAAGGGTCTTCTCGTTCTGGATCGGTGGATGCTCAATCCGAGCATGTCGCAGCTCGACACGGACTTCGGCCCAAACTTCGGCCTGCCGGTGTTCTACGACGTGATCTCCGACGGCCAGTCGCTGAGCAGCATGCGCATCCATCACACCCGCGTCATCCGTATGGATGGCCTGGATTTGCCCTACTGGCAGCGCAAAACCGAAAACGGGTGGGGCCAGTCCGTCATCGAGCGCATCCATGACCGGCTTGTAGCATTTGACTCGACGACGCTCGGCGCCAGTCAGCTGGTGTACAAAGCCCACTTGCGCACGATGTCCGTCGATGGGCTGCGCGAGATCATCGGTATGGGTGGCAAGCCAATGGAAGGCCTGGTCAAGCAAATCGAGTTGATCCGCGCGTATCAGAGCAACGAGGGCATGACCCTCATGGACGCCAAGGACAAATTCGAGACGCACACTTACACGTTCGCCGGCCTGTCTGACCTGATTCTGCAGTTCGGCCAGCAGATCAGCGGCGCGACGCAAATCCCGCTTGTGCGCCTGTTTGGCCAATCTCCGGCGGGGCTCAACAGCACCGGCGAGAGCGACCTTCGTACCTACTACGATGGGATCAACAAGGCGCAGAACACGCGCCTTCGTCGGCCCGTCACGATCTTGCTCGATGTGCTGGCCCGATCCGTTCTCGGCAAGGAGTTGCCGAACGGGACGGCATTCACTTTCCGCAACCTCTGGCAGACCACGGACAGGGAGCGCGCAGACATCGGCGAGGTGGTGACGCGCGCGGTTTCCGCTGCCGTCGATTCCGGGCTTGTGTCGCAGGCGTCAGGACTCAAGGAGCTGCGCCAGGCGTCGCACGCGTCCGGCCTGTGGAGCAACATCACGGACGAGGAAATCAAGGACGCCGAGGCATTGCCGCCGCGCGCCGACCCCGAAGAGGTGCCGGAAGATGCCGATCCGCAAGCGTAGCCCCTTTGAAAAGTCGGCCAAGGTCGAGCGGCAGTATTCCAAGGCATTGCGAGGCGTAGCCCGTGAGGTGGGCCGGATCGTCACCGGGTTTGATATCGACAGCCCGCTCTATTCAACGCTCGTCAGCCAGGCTCTTGGAAGGTACGCCGAGCTACTGCAGCCGTGGGCCCGCGTGATGGCGTCCAGGATCGTCACCGCCATCGACGCGCAGGACGAGCAGGCATGGGCCAATCAGTCCCGAGAGATGGCCAGAGCGCTGCGCAAGGAGTTGGAGAGTGCGCCAACCGGCGAGGCTCTGAGCCGCTTCATGGCTGACAACGTGGATCTGATCACGTCACTGCCCCGCGAGGCTGCGGAGCGCGTGCACAAGCTGACGCAAGAGGGATTGATGGGCAGCCGTCGCGCTGCCGAGATCGCCGCCGAGATCAAGCGCACCGGAGCGGTGACCGAGAGCCGGGCCATGCTGATTGCTCGCACCGAGGTGGCGCGCACCGCATCCGGACTCTCAATGGTTCGCGCCGAGCACATCGGCTGCACGCACTACGTGTGGCGCACCAGCCGCGACGGTGACGTGCGGCAGTCGCACAAGGACATGGAGGGCCGGGTGATCGCGTTCGCAGCCCCGCCGACGCTGTCCGATGGAACAACCACCCACGCCGGGCAGATTTACAACTGCTTCACTGGCGACACAAAGGTGGATCTATCGAACGGATGTCGAGATCTTTTCAGATCTCCCTACGATGGGCCGGTCAATGACATAAACGCGGAGGGGGTCGTCTTTTCCGTCACACCGAATCACCCGATACTGACCAATCGCGGGTGGATTCCTGCAGGAGAAATCGAGGTAGGGGATTATTTGATTCAAATGATCCGCGACACACCGATGGGAGTTGATGAGGACATAGACCAATCTATGCCCACGTTCGACGAGGTATTTCTCGCGCTCTCGCCTTCTGCTGAGAAGAGACTTGGAGTTGAGTTTGATCTCTATGGCCGTGCGCCCGACGGAGATGTCGATCACGTAAGGCCCGACTGGATCTTGCCGAGCAACTTGATGGCCGAGCGCCTCAATAGCTGCGGCAATTTCGCGCTCTCCGATGCCAATTGCAGGATTGTCGAGACCGTCTGTGGCGGACGCGGAAATCATATTCTTGGTCCTGGCGCTTCTGGCGTTGGAAACGAGGGCGATTTTCTCGTCCCTGGAGAGTTTGGAAAGCCTGGTGATGTTTGCCGAGCTTCCATTTCTCCTTTCAACGCCGGACCTGGCAAGGACGGACGAGATCACAAAGCGACCGACCCCGTATTCCCTGGAAAGAGCGAGTTCGCTGGACCCGGCGAGGTATCTGTCGGCGATCTCGCGCTCAGGAAGGTTCGTGATTTTGTTGTGTCCGCACGGAATGTGTCGCGTGATTTTGACCCCTCTCGCCCGGAGGTGCTTGCTGAGCGGTGCGGGGTGAACTCCAGCGATTTCGGCGACTTCATTGAGCGTCTTCCCGCTGGCTATAAGGCTTGCCGCGTGGTCGATAACAGCATCAGGAGTTTTTCGGGTCATGTTTTCACCATGCAAACGTTTAACGGATGGTACGGAGTAACAACGGCAGTGATTATATCAAAAAACTGCCGGTGTTACCCCGAAATCATCGTACCGGATATGTGACATGACCAAGACGACCGACAAATCGACCTACACCGTGCAGCAGATCGGTCGGCGACAGTCGCTGACGCCCGAAGGCTTTTTGTTGTGCGAAGCAGTCCCGATTGCCCGAACCGGCGAGATGTATTACGGACCCGGCGAGGTGCCGGTGGAGGCCGGAAGCGACGGGATCATCCGCATCAGCCGCGAGGCCGACGAGGTGTTTTCGGCCGACACCATCGCCAGCTACAACGGCAAGCCGGTGACGAACGACCACCCGGACGACGGCGTGACGCCCGAGAACTGGAAGCGCCTCACCGTGGGTGTGGTGCAGAACGTCCGGCGCGGCACGGGCATCGAGGACGATCTCCTCTTTGCTGACCTGCTGATCACCGACGCCGAGGGAATCAAGAGCGTTCAGGACGGCAAGCGAGAGGTGTCGTGCGGCTACGACGCCGAATACGAACAAGTTTCACCCGGGCGCGGGGTTCAGCGTCGGATCATCGGGAACCACGTCGCACTGGTTGAACAGGGTCGGTGCGGTCCGCGGTGCGCCATCGGAGATAGTGCAATGGCAAAACATAGTGGTCTGGTAGATCGTCTGATGGCCGCGTTCCGGTCCAAAGACGAAGCCGCCTTTAAGAAAACCCTCGACGAGGCCGAGCTTCCCGAGGAAGAGTCGGAAGAGGAAAAGGAGAAGCGCGAAGCCAAGGAGAAGGCCGACAAGACGGCTGACGCCATTGGCGCAATTGCCGCCACCCTGAAAACAATCGATGCACGCTTGGCTGCTGTCGAAAAGACCAAGGATGAGGCTCACGAAGAGCCGGACGGCGACAAAGGCAAGACCGAGGACGAAGACGAAGACCAGCCCGGCGATCCGGATGGCAAGAAGACTGCCGACAGCCTGAAGGAAATCTTGTCCCGTGCTGAAATCCTGTCCCCTGGCATCAAGCTCAGCATGCCGACCGCCGACGCCCTCGCTGACCCGAAGAAGTCCCGTGACGCGCTGTGCAACTGCAAGCGCAAGGCGCTGGACGCTGCCATGCAGACCGAGGACGGCAAGAAGGCTGTGCTGCCCTTCCTGGGCGGAAAGACGACCGACAAGGCCAGCTGCGCCACCGTCGACGCCGCCTTCATTGGCGCATCCGAACTGATCGCCGCCACGCGCAACGCCGGCATCGGTCGCGTGATGAACAGCATCAACACCAAGGATGCCGGCCGCAAGGCCCCGGCGACCGACGTCGATTCCCTCAACAAAGCCAACCGCGAATTCTGGGCCAAGCGCGGCGGCGCCCCGGTTTAACTTCAGGAGATCCAAATCATGGTCAACGCAATCACCTACCGCATGCCGTCCGGCATCCCCGGCGCCGTCACTCGCACGCAGGGCGCCACCATCGAGCCGCAGCTGTTCGACAGCGCCGCACCTTTTGTCGGTTACGGCCTGCCGGCGAAGTTAGGCGCCGGCGGCAAGCTGGCCCCGATCACCACGGGCGACGCTGCAGCGGCCATCAAGGGCATTCTGGTTCGCCCCTTCCCGACCACCTCGAGCCAGGACGGCGTCGGCGTCTCGACTCCGCCCACTTCCGGCGTTGGCAACTTGCTGCGCCGTGGCTACATCAACGTCAAGCTTAACGGCGCCACCGCTTCCGCCAAGGAGGGCGTGGTGTATGTCCGCGTGGCTGCCGCTGCTTCCGGCAAGCCAATCGGAGGCATCGAGGCCGCAGCCGACAGCACCAACACCATCGTGATGACCGGCGCCGCTTTCACCGGGCCGGCCGACGCCGACGGCAACGTCGAAATCGCCTACAACCTGTAACCCCTTCCCGCCCCACACAGAACCCGCTTCGGCGGGTTTTTGCATTTCTGGAGACCGAAAAAATGCAACTGAATGACATCCCTGAAGTCGAGCGCGGGAAGATCCTGACCCTCGACAAGATCCGCCCGTCTGCCGCCGCCGTGCTCCGCGCCTTCACGCGTGACGTGATGATGACCTACGACGCGGCCACCATCGACAGCACCGGCTCGTTCCTGATCGGCGAGCTCGAGCGCCTGGACCC